ACGTCCTGCTCGCAATAGGCGATCATCTCAGCCATCAGGTCGGCGTCCTCGCGGAAGGTGCCGTCAGCCTGTGGGATGGACAGCAGCCGGATCAGTTGCGCGCCTCGGTGGTCCTTCTTCATGCTGGCGCTGGCGAAGCGCCCCACGTCTTCAAGGCCGCCAGGAGCGCAGTTGGCTCTGGCCTGCGTGGCGGTGCAGTAGAACTGCTCAAGGTCGAAGTTCTGCTGCAAGACGTACCAGAAGATCAGCCGCTCGAAGGCGGCGTTGTGTGCGTAGATCGGTCCCTTGTGCCCAGCCACTTCTGGCGGGAACGGCTGGCCTGGAAGCCACGTCACGACCTCGCCATCGTCGAAGGCGTAGGACATACATAGCACTTCGGTGCTTATGTCCTGCGCGTAGTTGTAGACGCCTTTGCTGCCAAGGTCCACTCGGCTGCGCGTCTCGAAGTCGATCCAGAGGATCATAAAAAAGGCGGGGCCTACTCGCTGCGTCTGTGTTCCAGCCACTTGCGTGGCACAGCATCCGCTTTCGGCCCCTATTCTCAATCAGGCCGCACGACGACGACGGCCAGCAGCAGGCACTGCCTCTTCGGCTTCAGGTGCTGCCTCACCATCCATGCTGACCCACTCCACGACTTGAAACACGGGCGTATAGATACGACCGTAGCTCTTGTGCGTGTAGTGGTCCTTGCCCAGCTTGACGACGGGCACGGGCTTGGACTGGTCCTTCTCCACTTGCGCGGCGATCTCCACAGCCAGTGCCTGCACAGCCTTGCGACCGCCGACGCTGGTGGTGGTGAACCGCGCTTCCATGCCAGCGTCTTCGCCGCTAATGCACTTCAGGCTCAGACCCGTCTGCGGCTCCCAGCCCTTCTTCGCACCGTGAGGCGCAGCGTCCAACTCAGGCAGCGGCTCGGTGACAGGCACCAGCTTCTCGCCAAGCACCTCGCCATCGCCCCAAGCGATGAAGCCGTGGACGAAAGAGAAGGGATTGACAGCCCAAGTTGCGTCAGACTCTGCTTCGGTCTGGTCAGCGCCGAAGACCCAGTGCCCGGTCCGGTCCATCTTGATGATGGCCGTGGTCGAGACGCTGACATCGGTGGCGATGCTGCGAAGCGCGGTGGACAAAGAAGTGACGGAAGGCAGGTTAGCGCCAGAGAACTTTACCAAATTGCTCATGTGAACTCCATTACAGTTTAGAAAGGGCTTTTGATAGCCCGATGAACGACTGCACCGCTGGCCGGGGGTCATCCACCGGGGCGAGCGTCGTACCTGACGACTCGGACTTGATCAAGTCCTCGGGCAGTTCGCTAAAGCGCTTTTTGAGCGCCTTCTCGGCCTGCGCCGGAGACATGATCGAAGTCTCGACGACGACAGATTCTTTAAGGCCCATGTCGAGCAGCGCCGCTTTCGCTTTGCTCTCATTGGCCCACTTACGTCGCGCTTGCTTGTTGACAATCTTGTAGCCGGGCACTGTTGCACCCTTCTCAAGCAGCCCAAAAGCAAGCGCACGCAAATCCTTGATCCAGTCTTCCAAGAGGTCGGCAGTATGCAGATGCTTTGCCAACGTGTCAACGTCCATGTTGATGACCTGTTGCTTGATCGCACGATCAACAGCGCCGGTCATCTGCGGGCAGATGGGCTTGGCCGCGCACCAGCGGCAGTGGTCGCCCTGCGCCAGAGGCGCGTCGTCACGCAGCGCAGTCTTGACCGCAGACACCAGTTCATGCTCGAACTGCTTGATGCGGCTTACGTTCGTCACCCAGCGCCTGACCGCTGGCGGCTGCACGATGACGCACTCGATCTCGTCAATGCCGTCGAACGCCCACTGCAACTTCTCAGTACGCATGGCCGCTGCGGCGTAGAACATGAGCTGCGCGTTCTCTACAGCATCGACGATAACATTGTCGCCAAACTTCCAATCAAGGACCACAGCACGGTTGCCGATACGCCCAACAAGATCAGTAGAGCCAAACACTCCAGGCAGAAGATCGCCGAAGCCAACACGCGTCTCCACCTCGTATACCAACTCACCGTGGGGATCGACCTCGTCGAGCGCGTTGAGCGCAGTGACAATCTTCTCATCGTATAGCTCCTGTGTGAGCAGTTGATCCTTGTGTTTGTACATGCCAGCGCGCACAGTGCCGTCGGACAAGATGGTGCTGATGGCCTCGTGCAGCATGGTGCCGCGATCAGCGTGGACGCTGGACGGCTGCGGGGGCATCTTCTGCACCAGCTTCACCGAGCCAGGGCAAGAGATGACGCGCTTGGCGGTCGAGCCGCCGACGATGTTACTGTGCTGCATTGCGAGCTTTCAACATGGCGTCGGCAATCTTGTAGCACCACTCGCAAGCGCGCGCGTTGAAGTCGTCCCCCTCCTGAAGTGATGCGAGAACCCCCTGCATCGCCTTGGCCGCGAAGTAGTCGCGCAGGGTCATGCCATCATTTGTTAAGTTGTGCGCCGGCGTTGGAAACGCTGATATGTCTTTCATGTCTGTACTCCAGTTGATTGATGAGGACTGCATCATAGCACAGAAAAAATTGTTTGCACAAAAGTTTTTTACCCGTTATGATGGCGGCTCGATCAATCAACTGGAGTACCGTATGGAAGATTTCTACATCCGCGTGTCAAGCACCGAAGCCGTGATGACCAGCCCCTACGACGAGGGCACGGTCTGGCTGACCGTATCCATTGAGCGGGGCCGCGCCAGCGTCATCATGACCAAGGAGCAGACGCAAGAACTTATTGCTGCACTGCAAGAGGTGATCGCATGAAAGTCGAGAAGAACGTACCGCTGCCGGTCATATACCCGTTCGCCAAGATGGCGGTAGGCGACAGCTTCGCTGTGCCGCCCGATGTCAAGCGGCCTGCCGTAACTGTGGCCGCGATGCGCTTCGGGCGCAAGCATGGCATGAAGTTCACCGTGCGTCAGATGCCCAACCGCTCCTATCGCTGCTGGAGGATCGCATGAGCAACAACCCGTTCGATCTGGCCAACTACAAGCCGCAGATCAGTATGCGCGACCGCGAGAAGGCGCGCAAGGTCGCCTACCAAGTCAGCCGACACATCAACGAGCAGCGAAAGAAGGGCGTCGAGCCGAGCGCACCCTACGCCGCCAGCGTCGGTGGCTGGCCGCAGGACTACACAACTGAGATGCCTGAGATGCCAGTCCACAAGAAGACGATACAAGCAAGAGCAAGGAGAATGAAATGAGTAAAGACACAGGTGGGCCAGCGTTCCCGCATACCGTTGAGTACAAAGGCGCTGATTGTGGTGGCGTGGTTCCTCATGGCGGCATGACCTTGAGGGACTACTTCGCGGCCAAGGCGATTCCGTTCATTCAGTGGAACAAAGACAACACGGGGCTTTGTGCCAAGCGCTGTTACGAGATAGCCGACGCCATGCTGAAAGCGAGGGCGCAATGAACATCGGAGACATTGTGCAAGTGAACCCCGAGAAAGAAACGTTCGGTGGCTGCATGGTTGTGGTCACTGAGGTCAAGTCTTGGGGTGTCCAAGGCTATGTCCAGAATGCCGGGGTAGAAGGGCAGGCTTACATCCGGTTGAAGACAGAAGACTTTGAACACACAGGCGGCACTGCTGTGTGGATCAGGAGTGAAGAATGAGCATCACCGCCATGAAGCAGGCGCTGGAGGCGCTGGAGATGTTGGCGCGGTATGAGAATCCTGAAACCAAGATTCAAGTCAGGAAGCCCAAAGACGGTGGGCCGATTGTGACCATGTATCCGCATAAGGTTGCAACCGATGCTGCTGCCGTTCTCCGCACCGCCATCGAGGCGGTCAAGAAGCAGGAGCCAACTGGTAAGCAATCCTTACAGGTTGAGCAGGAGCCGGTGACGTGTCAGTACGCAGTAGATGTTGCGATGCCCGAGTACCGTTGTGTCGGCAAATGCCAATACACCACCCCACCCGCAGCACAGCGCCAGCCGCTGACGGATGAGCAGATTGAATTAGGTCGTCGCGTCCTTTCGTGCTCTGATTTGGATTTATTTACGGCGGGCGCTCGATTTGCAGAAGCCGTCCATGGCATCAAGGAGAAGAACACATGAAAGAAGACATCATTCGCATAGCGCGGGAGGCTGGGATTGTTGTAACCGGCGAGGCTGTTTGGAAGTTGTGCGAACTTGTCGCCGCTGCCGAGCGCGAGGCAGTGTGCCGCATCGTTACGGGTCTATGCATCAGTGACAACAACGCCGAGGAAATCAATTGCGCCATCCGAGCAAGGGGGCAAGCATGACAGAAATCCTCATCACCATCGGTGTGTTCATCGGTGCCATCTGGTGGGCCTGCACCGCAAACTTTGACGCCTGCGAGGGCTGCAACCACGACTGCAACCAAGGTAGAGACTGTCCAAATGCGTGAGTCAACCATCGAGAAGCACTTCGTCGCCAAGGTCAAGGCGCTTGGCGGCGTGGCGTACAAGTTCACCAGCCCGGCGCATCGAGGCGTGGCCGACCGCGTCGTCTGCCTGCCCGACGGCAGCACCTGGTTCGTTGAGCTGAAAGCGCCAGGCGGTCGGCTGTCGGAGTTGCAGAAGGTCTTTCAGTCCGACATGGCGCGAATGAAGCAGAACTACGCCTGTCTATGGTCTAAGGAGCATGTAGATGAGTGGATCAAGGAGCGAAAATGCAGCTAAGGCCCTACCAAGAGCAGGCGGCTGATTTCCTGTACGAGCACGACCGCGCCATGATCCTAGCGCCGGTCGGGG